AGCGTCGGAATCGTAAGCGCCTATTATGTTAGGATTAACATTTGTTTTAAGGCCGTCTTGAAAAAAGTAAGACATGCCTTTATCACTAATGTCCGTAAGACCGTCTCTTGATAATCTCATTACAGCGCCTCTAGCTTTGTCGGTAAAGTATGCTCTAAAACCAAAGCTTGCAAAAGACTCTGGGTTTTTAGATATACCGTATTCGCCAACGAAAGGTATTGTTTGCCCCAACACATTAGCGTTAGAAGTAACGTTAGTATTACCGTCTGCATTAAATAGTGCGTCTTTGTTTGCTAGTATTTTAAAACACTTGTCTTCTAGCAGGGCTATTAGATCCGTGTCTCTAGCGTGCAACTTTTGAATTGAACCGTAGGTTGGGTTTAAATCTTTAGTAATACTTTCCGCTATAACAAACTGGTTAGTATTGTTAACTCCACTTATAGAATTAAATATACCGCTAAATATTAAGCCACTTTTCTTTGTCTCCTCGTTGTAAGGCTCTAGCAAAACGCTGCTAACCCTAACGCCTTTGCTTAAAACATTGCTGTTAAAATCGTCTTTTATATTAGCAGATTCAACACCGTTTCCAAAAGCATAACAATTAAAGTAACTTAAAGTAGCTTCGGTACCAAAGCTAGACATAGGCTTAGCGTTAGTAGCCTCGTAATACAAATCAGTATCTATATCGTCTTTAGGTATTGTTTCGAAAATAGCTGGATTTACAGTGGCCAGTAGAGGGCTGGTCTCAAATACTAGCTGCTCTATAGCGTTGACGTCTCCAGCTACGAATTGATCGTCAAAATCTCTATCTACAGTAACTGTTCTTCTTTCATATGTATAATCTACCCCTCCTATTGTTCTAACGTAAGTGTCCGCTGGAACTGTGGTTACTTGTGTTACAGTATATATGCCGCCCGCATTGTTGTTTTTCTTAAATCTTATGTGGTTGCCAACATTTAAAGTGAAAGTAAATATGTCTGAGGTTGAGGTTCTTTGCGTACGAACGCCATCAGCAAGAGTGGGTCCCAATGTTACATCAAAGGTATTCTGAGCGTTGGTAGGACGTTGCCCGACGTGACTAGGCGTTATATTAGTATCATCAAAAGCGAGTGCGGGATAAACTGCTGTATAAACGCTACCAGGGTTTACTATTTGCGCTGTTGTTGGCGCCGCTGGTATGCCTACCGCTATATCGCTAAATCTTGTTTGTGCTATGGTGCTGTTTTGAATCCCCGGCAGTATTACATCTGTTGAAAATACACCATTAGTATCTTGTATTTTTACAAAAAAGTTACCTACAAATTCAGGATTAAGCGTGTCAGAGGTGTTAAAAACTATAGTGGCTAAGGAAGTGTCTGCGGGTATGGTGGTTAACCAAACGTCATTAGATCGTAGCTCGCCTTTTATTTTAATTGTATATTTTATAAAATCTTGACTATTAATACTTACTATAGTAGAGTTTGAAATTCCACCGCTTTCTATATAATATATTTCAGACGATAAATTTCCAAATATAAATTGTATTTTAGCGTTAGAATCCAGCGCGTCATCTAATTTAGCGCCATTTGTTGTTGTAGGGCCATAAAAAAACAGCTGCGAACCAGTAGCGCTAAATCCATTCAGTGTCCCTGTAGATATGCCTGTTCGTACCACAGCTTCGAAGTTTAAACTTGCTGGAGCTTCATTTTGTATATCTAATATTTTAAACTCAGAATTAGAGTTAACAGCTATGTCGGTGTCTTGTTGTTTTTTTAATGCTAAAAAATCTCCTGTTTGTATTTTATTTCTTTCTGAAGAAGGAAAGCTGAGCCAGTAATTTCCATCCTGAGCGTCATAGTATCTATTTAAAGCTAAATTGTAATACCTACTGGAAAGTTCTTTAACATAGTACTTGTAAAAAGCTGCCCACGAAGGAGCTGAAGAAGTTACATTAACTTTTAATTTGTTTACGGTAGAAGAGTTGCTTTGATCAATAAGTAAAGCAGCATCTCCGTTAGAAAACACAGGTGATTCCCTGTTAAATTCATCTAAGAAAGAAACCCCCACTTGATATGTTCTATTTGTTTTAAGTGAAGGTAAACCAGAATATTTTTCGGCTGTTGTAAAAGCCGTGGTGTCTAAAGAGTTTGCTATAACTACATCTTGATTTACAGGATATCCTTGGGTGTAATTACCGTAGATTATTCTATTACCTATAACTTCTTGTGCTTTTGCTTTTTTTGGAACATTATCCCATGGACGTAACAGTTGGTTACTTTCCACAATTAACCCGGTTAGTTGCTGCGTAATTTCAAATGTTGGTAAGTTAGTTACAGAGCGATTATGAGTTTCTATTACTACAATGTTATTAGTATTAGCCGCTTTGTAAAGTACCTCAACGTACTCTACATCATTGCCCGGTCCAAAAACAACATCTGTAGGAAATGTCAATGTTGCTTTTCTGAAATGATTAGTCATGCCGGTGTTTTCGCCTAGCGTAGCATTGTACTTAAAAGGGCCCGGTAAAAACGCCGCGTCACTAAAAGGAGCATACGTTGAGTAGTTACCATCATAGTATTTCCATCTATATGAAAACCTAGGAAAATCATCTTTATATATGTAATCTTCTTCAACAAGAACCATCTCCCAGACTAGCTTATCATTCGGTACATCTTTAGGCACTGATGTAATGGTTAGTGTGGCTCCTATATAATCGCCCACTACTTCGCCACTGGCAACAAACGTGCCTGCTTTTAATGTTCCGAATACACGGTATTCTCTTTCGTAGCCATCTTCTTCAATAACAAAAGTAGAAAGCATAACTTCTTGGTCCGAGAACGCACTTAAAGGAGTTATTCTTTGACCTTCACCCCATGAAATATCTACGTCCCCCGCTTTAGGGAATCTGTTAACACCTCCAGTGTTAAAATTAAACGGCTGTATAAACACAGGATTTAAACCCGCGCCTCTGTTGTTATTACCAGCTGTGGTAAGCGTTGATGATATGCTAAGTTCTATTTTTTTCTTTGGTGATTTACGTATAACTGTAACATCGCTTTCTATAAAGTTAGCGCTAAACACCTGTGTCTGCGTAGCAAAGTCTGTAGTTCCCGCTTTAAATCTAGCAATATTAATTGCTTTTGGTTCGGATAAATCGTCCGTCCAGAATAGCATGCCACCTAATATATTAACACCTGTAATAAGGCTTAACCTATTAAAGTTTAACACACCATTTACATCAACTAGTATGGGGGCTACAATACCTGTGGTTTGGTCGTATTCAACAATAGCATCCGTGCTAGAACCTGTTGAATGTAAAAACCAATATATTTTTTCGTTTTGTGAGTCTTTAATAACGCCGATACAAACAGGGTTTTGTAACCCAAAGCTTGATTGCCAAAACACATCTGGCCCAGTGCTTCTTAAGTTCTTCTTAGTATTACCAAGTATATTTTCTACGGCACCTACATCAGATCCTTCAGATGTACTTACCTGAATATTCTGGGCATCGCGATATTGTCCATTAGGTACCAACCTTTCATCAAGGTCTTTGTTCATTTTACCCTGGATAAATGTATGCTGTAGCTTAGCCATATATTAGTGTTTAATCCACTTGGATTGGTTTCTCATTACTTGTGCTAATTCCGATATCTTAAGATTAGACATGCGCAATTTAGCGTTGCGTTTAGCAGCTACCATTTCTTTTTTGAACCTTGTTACTTGGTACTCAGGGGTATTAGCTCTTGTTCCTAAAATTGCGTGAGTAATATACTTATACACAGCTTCTTCAGCAAACTTGTGCACCCGCATTTCTTCTTCTGTACCAAGGCCGTCACTAATGTACTTTAATGTAATTATGCGGTTTACCATATCTGAACTAAAATGCACAATGCCGTGCAGCTGGTCTATATAAAAAACCCCGTTCATTTGCGCTGCCTCCGGTTGCAAACCATAGCGTCTACCGTAGCGGTACATATTAAAAAGCATACCCTCGTTTACCGCATTGTCTTGCGGGTTGTTATATGGTGCTCCGTAGTAATTCGAATTAAATCTCTTTAGCGTTTCAGACTCTTGCGCTTTAAGCATATTACCGGCATCGTCAAACGTGTATTGATAATTGTTATCTTGTGCAATAGCAGAAGGGTTACTTGAATCACGAATAGGATATATAATTCTTTCAATACCATTAGCGTCTACCCAAGACATACGTACGTAATTAACGTAATCCTGTGGCAATATCATTGACAGCGAAGGCGGTATTTCTATTTCGTATGCTTTTTGCGAGGGTAGCGTGTCAAAGCTAAATTCTTGAATGGCACGCTGCGCGTGAAAAGCTACGTCTGTTCTTTTGATCTTGCTTATAATTTTATCTTCACCTACATAGGCTATCATAAAATTATTAACCATATCTTTAAGGCTAACAAACTGGTAGTCACCGTAATCTTCATCACCACTATTCCAAACGCCGTCGGCGCCAAGATAATAAGCTTCGCTAGTTTGATTTAATAATGCCATGTGTTAAGATTTTTCTTGTTGAGTATTGCGTGCTTCTTCTTGAGCGGCTATTTGGTACACTTGCAATTCGCGTGTTGAAATACCAGCAAGCTCTAGTATTTTCATTACTAATTCTGTTTCTTCAGAAGCGTGAAGAAGAAAATTCTGAGAAGTGGAAGCATTGTATTGAGCAACGCCGTTAAGTGTATTGTAAGCCCACTCTACTGTAGCGGGTCTTTTAATATAATTACACGTTACACCAGCAGTTAACTCAACTGTACCATATACTTTGTATCCGTCGTCGCTAGCTACAAAAACAGGTCTTGTATCAGTAGGCTTGGTTAAAGGCGCTTGGTTTATGTATAAAAACTCTTTTTGATTAATTCTTTCAACCTCTGTATTATTATAGATAAGTGTGCCTATGCGATATAAATCAGCTGGAGGTGACCAATAATTAATAGCAGGAGCGGGCGATGTGCTGTAAGTCATTGCCGCTGTAGCCTCAAATAAGTTTATTTTTTCGTTGAGAATGTTGAGCATGTCGGAGAACTCCGTGTCGTTTCCATGCATTCTACCGAACTGGTTGATGTCATAGAAGTATTGCTCGAATAGATCCATCTGTGCTTGATTAGCAAACAGATTAAATTCTTGAGGCGTAACATACCCTCGTTGCTCTTTATTGAGTATACTTAATACTCGTTGATAAACAGTGTCTACGCTTACGCTCATAATGTTTTATGTTATTAAAGTGGAGACCGCGTTAGCGATCCCCACCATTTGACTTATAGTCGTTTTTCAATTACATTCAATACTTCCATACCTTCATCTGTTTTGAAGAATGCAGCAAGCGCTGAATAAGGGTGTTCGTCAAAAGGAACAGTCATGATCTTGCGTTTATTTTCGCCGTACATAAATGTTCTATTATCGCTTGATAATGTTAGCAATCCACGCTCTGTGGCTTTGATCCCAATATTTCTTAGTTCCACGTTATCGTCGTTGGCTAGCTCTAAGAACAAACCAGGTTCTTTACGCGCAAATATAAGTAAATCTCTTTTAAGTTCCTTAGAAGAGAGCTCAGATACCTTAGATCCACTCTGGACACGCATTATTGCTTCAGCCTGGTCAACCGACATAACTTTAGCGGCATTAAGTGCTTCTAATTCCATTTCAATCCAATCAACTTCGTATTCAGCTATTGACTCAGGTTTATACTCTGCAATTATACCCGCAGTAACAAACGGGTGTACAGATAAAAACTTTTGCATTGCTATGTTCTCTTTTGGAACTCGTAAGATACCGTTTCTTAAAACAATACGCCCTAATGTTACTGTGCCTTCCTGCTCATCAACAAATGGAGAGCGTTGGTTTGTAGCATAGCGTATTTCTCGCTGGTATCCTTTTTCTTTGTCAAAGTAGAGCAATGGGCTTTTTACAGAGTGCATTGTAGGAACAGTGTAAGCTAAAGGCTCTTTGCCGCTCGCTAGTTCGTACAATCGGTCTTTAAAAACCCATTCATCTTTTTTCTTTGTAACTTTTTTTGTTTCAGGTTGAATAGTTGCAAGAACTTCTGGTTCTGGTTCAACATATGTTTCAACTTTTGCTTTTGGTGCAGCTTTTTTAGCCGCAGGTATTTTTGCTGTTGCCATGATATAATATAATTAAATAAAGGTAATAATTACCCCCGCCACAAGGACGAGGGTAATATTAAATTAATGCTTATGCGTTAATTGTTTTCTTCAACAATACGAAGTTGTTGGCTGCTTGAGTACACATTGTACGCTCTGAAAGCATGTGTACGTTCATCTCATCAGCATCGCTAGTGTAATTTCCACCAACTGAGCCAGTAACCCAAGACTTCATACGACGATCGTCTGCTTCAGAAGCACGGTAACGAACGTGTAAGAAAGGACGTGAGATGTTCTGGCCTAATTGTTGGTCATAAACAGTAGAAGTACCTGCAGGAACGATTACGCCTTCAATGTCGCCGATAGATCCGCGAGTAGTTGAATCGTTCAAGTATTTCCAGTCAGTCTTGTAGAAGTCATAAGAACCACGACGGAATCCAGAGAAACCTAAGTTCAATGCCATATCTTCAGAGTTGTCAAATACACCGTAAGATGTACCACCAGCTCCGTAAGAATTCTGTGCAGCAAGCATGTTGTCGATAGACAAAGAAGTTGCGCGATCCAAGAACATCATGTTCTCTTCAATAGCACCTTGCTTATCAAGCTCAGAAAGAATAGTATCAAACTCACCTAGCCCGTTAGCACCACCAAAATCAGAGTTGTTGTAAACCAAGCCACGCTCTTCTAATACAGAGAACAAACCTTGAGTACCCTGTAGATTCGCTCCGGAAGCATCAGCAAAACCGCGGACACCAGCAGTAACTAATGCTACTTTTTCAGACTCAACCATAGACATTTCTAGGTAGTCTTCAAAACGCAAGCGAGACTCATGCTCAGACTTCAGGTACCACATGTAGCCAGAGGTTCCAGCTTCAGTAGTTACTTCAACCCAACCGATCTGCGCTGTGTCAGAGCCGTTAACGCTGTACTTGTCACGTAAGATAATAGGCTGGTTAGAAAAATGATTAAACGAAGCGTCCAATGAGTTACCAGCGTTTACAGATCCTTTACCATACTCAGAGCCGTATACGAATAGACTTAAGTCATCGTCACCACGTAAGGCAGCGGGGACTAAAGCATCAGATGTATCGTACACTTTAATAGTAGCTGTTTGAACTGTAGCTGAAGTATTTACAACTTCTACTACGAAAGCTTTGAAAGTGGTGATAGCTCCACCTGCAAGGCTTTGGCTAACTACTAGAGTCATGCCTGCACCAATCAAAGAAGGCTTAGCTGCAGTTTGAGCAATCAATAACGCAGTACCGCCTGCGTTAACTTCAACATTATCGTAAGCAATGTGTAGACGACCTTGTTCAGACCATACTACTTGATCAGAGGCCATAGGCATCTCTGCTCCCACCATACGTAAGAATCCGCCGATCGTACGATTACCGTAACGCTCTACTTCTTTCTCGTATACCTCAGGAAGAAATTGTTGTGTAAAATCCATATCCGCTAAAGGGATATAGTTGTCACCGAACAAGCCCTTAACAGGACGTGGTGTTAGGTGCGCTAAATTTGCCAGTGTTGCTGGCGCTGTTGCAAATGCCATTTGTGTAAAATTTTAAATGGATTATTATTTTTTAAACTTAACCTTAAGCTTAGAGCTGTTAGTTCCACTGTCAACTGCGCGTATTTTCCACCCATTAGCCGCTGTTACTTCTTCGTGAACCCCTCTCGGGTTCATATCAACGTTCTTTGTGCGGGCCATACTATCCTTTACTGCATCGGCTTTGCCTTGCTCATAAAAGTGTTGTGCGACTTGATCAGCGTTCATTGCGGTGAACAGCGATTTATGGTAGCCTTTAGCATCCGACATTTCACCTTTTTCGTTCAAGAACTTCTTGATAAAGTTGTTAATGTCACCTTGGGTTTCCTTAACCTTGCCAGTGTCGTTAACTTTGAAGCGGTACTTCTTGTCTCCAACGTTGTAATCAAACCCTTGAAAACTTTCGTTGAATACTTTCGCGCTTTCGCGTTTAAACCTACTGGTTTGTTGTTCTGCAATTTTAGCAGCATCCTCACTCTCTTTTGTATAGCGACCAAAAAATTCAACCGCTTTTTGCTGGTCAGGGTTTAACCTGGACCCAGCCTTAATTTCATCGTAATATTTAGACTTTAAACTGTCTAAATGATCTTTAGCTTCCGACAGTGCGCGCTTGCGTTCTATCTTTTTCAAACGAACCTCACGTTCATCGTCAAGATCTTCGTCGTAAGCAAATTTGTCATTTAATAGAAAATCTATATCTTCTCTATCGTATGCTTTGTATTTTGTTTCGTAATATTCACGAAGCAATTGATCTTCGTTTAATTGCGAGTAGTCTGTATTAAGTCGTACGTAATCCTCTAAAGTACCGCCCGTCTCATCCATAAAATCAACAACTTTCTGAATGTTTTCAGGTAAGTTCTCGCCTGCTTTTGCGGATTCCTCAATTGCTGTAGCTACGTCTTCTTCAAGTTGTTCCGCTACCTCTTCGACTTCTTCGTCTGTAATCTCTTGCAGTGCGGACTCTTGTCCTACTACTTCTTCTTGAACAGGCTCTTCTTCTCTGGCAGGTTCTTCAACTGCTGCTTCGATGTTTTGCTCTGGTACTTCTTCGCTAACTGCGGGTTCGTCGCGTACAGGAACCTCATCTGTGCTTTGCTCTTGAACGGCATTAGCTTGCATGTTTACTTTGATAGTGCCGTCTTCGTCGACGCCCACTACCGGATTGGTTTCTTCACTCATGATAAGATATTATAAAATTGTTATTACTATAATTACCTAGGTTCAAAGGTACCTAAGCCGAACCCTCCGCCAAGTATATCGTTTCCAGAGGATTCGAAATTTTTAGGTGGTGAGTCATTTTTTCTTTGATCAATCAACTCGCTTTGTTGAGTCGCTTGCATTTTAGTTCTTTCGTCTTTGCGATCTTCTTTTTGCGTCTCTTTAGACTTCTGGCCATCAACCTCTACGCCTTTAAGTTGCATATTGTACTGAAACTCCAAAGCCATAAGCTCTTTCTTCAATTGAACCTCAGCTTGCATTTTCTGCTGATCAATTTGAGCTTTCATTTGTTCAAGCTGCGCTTTTGTTTGGAACAGCGCTTGCTCTTTCTGTATTTCCGCTTGTGCCGCTACTTGTTGTGCTTGTGCGTTTGCTTGCGCCTGCGCTTGTATGTTTTGCTGCTGCATTTCTTGATCGCGCAATTGTTTTTGCTTTCTACGTAGTTTTAACAGCTGATTAGCTAGCTTTAGATTCTTAACTTCACGTATGTCAATTGCATCTGATAAGTCTATAAGACCAGCGGATAGCGCGGTTTGTATGTTATTTTCTAGCATGCCTTTTTCTTCGTCATCTGGCGATAACTCTAGGACAATTCCGAAATCATGTAGATACAAATCGTTTAGCTCTTCCAACACACCTACGTTAAAACCACCTATTTTTTGAATAAATGCTTCTTTAGATGGGCTGTACTCAAGTATGTCTGATATCCTAAGCGATAAAGACTCTGCTGTGTCGGCTGTTAAAAACAAACCCGAGTCTAATATATGTCTTGTAGCTGTGTTTGAATTTGCTGCTGCTAATTTCTGCACACCAACTAATGCCCGTGCATCGGGGCTTGACCCATCACGAGCTTCATTAAGACCCGTTACATCACGGATCATTTGCAGGTAATAGTTGTATGTTTGAATTAATGTTTGTAGCTTCTGGCTGCCAGCACCGGTCTGTAACGGCTGAATAGGCACTTTACCAGGATTCATATCACCCTCTTGTGTAAATGATCTACCAATAACAGAACCCGTTTGGAAGAACATATTAAGTGCCTCTTGCGGATTGTAGTTTGTTCCGTTGCCTAAATCAATTTCAGCAAGACCGTCAGCATCCATATAAACACCGTCGGGCATCATCTTAGATAGGACCTGCTGCATCTTTAAATGGGTAAGCTGTATCATATCAGCAAAACCCGTACAACGGCTTACAATAGACTCAATACGACCCCTGTACATTCTTGGAGCTACAATACTGTAATTCATTTTTACTTTATTGTAATCACTTTTAGGGCGTACCATATTTTTAGCCATACTCCATTCCAACAGCATACTAGGTCCTAATATCATAGCTCCCTCGTATAACACCTCAAGCGAACGCGATGCTTTAGCAAACCCTTCTGAATCCGCTGGCGGATTAAATTGATCGTCTCTTGATATAACTCTTAAGCCACCGGTAGCTGTTTCTTTTATTTTGTATACCTCGTTCATGTAGGTCTTGTAATTAAAATACAAAACCTGTACCGTATTAGAATCATAACCACGATCAGCGCCGTCATTAAATTGATTCCAAGAAGTTGTGTTATTATAAGACCCCGCTGCTTTTATTTTGTCAAGCTGAGCTTGGTCGAGTTGCGGGTATTGCTTTTTTAATTCGTTGATCGGTATGTTCTTAACTTCTCCAACATAGTATATGTCTTCAAAATAGGGAGACTCAGTGTAAGAGTAAACCAAGTTTGCTGGATCTACGTAGTCAATAACAACACCCTCAGATTCTGAAAATGTATTTTTAACCGCGCCGATACCGATGGTTGCTAAATCGTAATATACTCTTCTTTTAGCTAAATCATAATTGTTGCCATCAAACAAAGTATTAATCGCTATTTCCTCAGCTATTTCAATACCTTGCTTATAGCTTAGCTGCATATGCAGCTCTAGCTCTTCTTTTGAACCCGGCAGATTTTCTTTATCGTTTTCGTATAAGTTAATACCAAATGCTTCGGCTGCGTAGTCGTTAATCTCCTGAGTTTGCATGTCTCTTATAATAGAGTCCATATATGCAGTGCGCTTTTCAACACCGTAAGGGTCTTGCGAATATGCTTTTACATCAAAAGATCTGTCTGCAATACCATTAACAACAATATCAACAAACTTAGATAGTATGGGTACAGGCTTCCAATCTAAATTAAGATAAGACAAATCGCCATTAACTGATAATTCATCTTTATATTTCTGTATCGGCTGTTCGCCTCTAGCATATAATCTTAACCCGTGAAAACTATTTTGATTGCCTTGAAATCTTGCGCTTCCTGAATTGCCACCAAACCATTCGGATTGAATAGCTTTACCTACCTGGCGGCCATACTCAAATGACATCTTCTCCTGGTCGCTAGCAACCTGGCTAGGGAAAAAATTATTTACAACTGACTCAGCCATAGTTTTATTTTATTATTTTCGATATATCTCCGTCTTGCTTATATCTTGCAATATTGAGATTTAATTTTGTTCTTTGTAAAGCAGCATTCGGTCTATACATATCCTTGTGGCAAGCCATTACAGCTAATCCAGAGCTAATCGCAGCATCAAATTTTGTTCGATTATTTATATCGAACTTAGACCAATCGTTTAAAGTGGCATTAAAATACATACTGCCGTAAGTGCCGTCTTCTTTTAATCCAATGTACTTATCTATGTACATCTCAATAGCGGCCGCATGCGCTTGCTTAATGTCCTCACTGGAGTTTGGTATACCCCCAATTTCTTTTTCAGTTACAGAAAGCTTGTTCCACAATCTGTCAGGTCTATTCATAGAATAACCCCTATACCCTCTACGCTTAAAGTAGTAAAGTAATCTAGGTTTGTTATTCTCGGCTAATAAAGGCATTCCGTAAAAGACGCAAGCCATTAGCACGTCTTCAAAAAATATCTCCGCAGTTTGAGGCCTAGCTATATATTCTAAAAAGAACGTACTAGGTGGGGCGTCTTCCATGCTAAACTTTGTTAGTCCATGCAGCGCACCTTTTGAGCCCTTGCCGTCGGTAGTACCTGAAATATCGTAACTATCACAGCCGAATGCACCTATATGTTCATTCCCTGGATATTTTATACCGTTTTTAACAATTGATCTGTTTTGCACATCAGCATTAGGTATCCAAGACACTTTAAATCTGCCCTGCGGACTTGGTAAAAACATTACCTTAGTGTCTTTTACGCCTGCTTCCCACTGAAAATTACCGGTGGTTATGATATTAGTATTACGCAGATCGTCGTTATAATCAATTTGTTCGTAGATTTTTGCTAAGTTAAAAATACTATTTTTAGTTTCATCTCTAAATGCGTGCTCAGTGGTACGCGGGAACTGTCTATAGTATTCATTTAACGCATCCTGGTCACCCTTAAGGCCTTCAACTTCGTTGTTCCAGTAATCTATAACTCCTGTATCAATAGTATCACCAAACGGATCTAAAACGGTTTCTTCTTTTGGAGTGTCAAATACGGGTTGCCCATGCTCGTCAATAAAACCTTCATAGTTCCATTCCATAGGAATAAACAAACTGTACAATCCTGATTTTGTTTGTCCGTTATTATTGCGCTTAGTAACGTCAGAGTCGTTGTAAAGCTTTTTAAAATTTCCGCCTCCTTTTTCTAAAGCGTTTGATGTAGAACCCATCATACACTTGCCTATAATGCGACTACCTAACCTAAGACACGTTTTTGTCACGCGCCAATTGTTTAGTATATTGTCTGGTCTTTCCCACTTACCACTTTCATCGTGCACTAGTAGCTTTAGCTTTTCACCATCATAAGAGTTGTCTCCGGTGTTTTTCCAATCAATAGTTGTATCTAGACCTTCCATTTCAATACGCGTCTCCTTTGACTGTATAGATTTACGGGTTAGCTTAGAAGCAGGAACCCTATATGCCAGTTCAGTCTTCGGTCTATCCATACCATCTTGTATAGGTTTGAAGAAAAACGGGTAGTTAAGGGAAATCGGTACAACTTTGTCGGTAAACATTTTCTTGGCGTCACTACCTGATTTTGATAGTATACCGAATCTAGCGTCGCCTGATATGGTCGCAAGGTTAACGGTTTCTCCTGATGCCATAAATGAGAATCCACTCCGTCTGTTTTTAAGGTAGCACATTCCGTAAGATCTTGTGTCCGCTTTAACGGCTTCCCAAAATATATAAAACAATCTGTTTGCTTCTCGGTAATCTGGGTGGCCAACATCGATCTTACTCCACTGCAGGTACATGTAATGAGTGCCAGTAATATAAGTTGGGACGTCTTTGTTATAAAACCAATAACCGTTTTCACGATTGTTAAATTCCTCATCTATATAGCCCTCCCACTTTTCTTTAAATTCATTTGAATAAGACTGCCAATCGAATATACTTTTAATATTTTTAAGCTCCTTAGGATACTCCTTAACGGTCCATTTGTTAGCTTTTTTATTTAAGTTTTTAGGGACCGGCGGTAAACCTATAACCAATCCTTGTATATCTATTATTTCGCCGACTTGGCCTGTCTTACTTATGACAATTAGATCTTGCTCTTTATTATAACCATACTTCCACTTTTTACCTTTATTTAATCGGTGTAGCGCAGTATGCTTTATAGGCTCTACTGTTTTTACTAAATTCTGCTCGTACATTATTTAGATCTTTTTTCAGCGAACCCTGAAAAAGCTTCTTTCTTTTCTTCTTTAGGCTTGTTCTCTAGTATGCGCTCTTCGTCTTGGATACGATTCAATATTTCAAAAGCATCAAATATAGCTAACTTTTTAGTGGCTGCTGCGTTTTTTAATCGATCAGCAGATATATCATCATCAGAATCAACTATAGCTTCTTTAGCAACTTTAATAAGTTCTTCAACAGCTTTGTGACCAGCTAGGATTATATTCCTCTTCGTTTCCTTGATATTCATATTCGACTGTAATTTGATTGGCGGGCACACGGTATAATCGTTCGCCCTCTATATTAAATTCGTATTCCATACCAGGCTTAAAACCCACCAACGCTCCTGCTTCAAAACCTTCACTAGCATACTTAATAATACCTATTAAAGGTTCCTCTTTATGTAAGCTAAATTTATCTTTTGCTTTTATAGGTTTTACAAAACAAAAACCAGGCAAAGCATTCCATTCGCTATTGCGTTTGTATGCATAAACCTGGTCAGGA